GACCACTTGGCTTCTCGTTCCAGTAACGAAAAAATCGACGTAAAATCTCTCCTGAAGGATCAAACTCTTTAAATTTTTTCTCTAAATATTCAATTCCCTTTATTTGATTAGAGGATCCATTATAAGTTTCTACTAAATTTAATAAACAAGCCTCAGTGTGGCATTCATGACGATAAAAGGTTGGTATTTCTTTATCTGCAGCAAAATACATATCAAGTTCTGCACGTCTTCTAGCAACCATAAGATCTCCTCCACTCATCCAATACGTGTTTATAAAAGGACTCCATTCTTTTATAATCTTAGTTTTAGAAGAATAACTATTAATGAGATCTAGTAATTTACAGTTTTTAAAAGATTGAATTCCAATACTATGAGCAAAACTTAAAAGAGCTGCTCTTCTATTAATATTTAAATTTACAAATACATAATCTTTTAATTTTTCTGAAAATTCTTTTAAATCTAAAATAAATTGTTTATCTATTTCTTCTTGAGTTGCTTTATCCTTAGCAGTAAGGGCATGACCATGAAGATGTGTACTTCCATAACCAATTTTCCAAGACTCTTCACCAAAGTCTTTATAAGATGCATACTTTCCTAAACCTAGAAAAGTTCTAGCTGAAGTATATGATTTTGTTAGTTTATAACCTTTTTCTGAAAAAAAATAGTATTTAGGGAACGTCAACAGTACCGTTGTAACTCACTTCAGAATAACCGTCATATGTGAGTAAAACAACATAATCTTTTGAAGCGTTAGTAACTGTAATACCAACCGCTCCTTTACCTTTGCCAGCTTTCTCTATATCAAAAAATCTTTGGTATCCAGCAGGTGAGCTACTACCATCAAATGCATCTTTTTGAAATATCTGAACATTACGTATACCTGATGTCCTTTCAAGATTAACAATAATGTTTCCTGTACTTCCAGGATTTACTTCAAAACCTCTTACATCATCACTCTTATCGCCAGTGGTTGATCCACCTACGTATGTGATTTCCGATCCAGAGTCAACACTGAATGTATCTAAAGTTGCTTCGATTCTTCTTGTAGCCATTGTTTTTAAGAAATTTGACCTTCAGTTGAGAGCTGAAATTGAATGTCTGCATCTATTCCATGATCTTTCATAATGCCATAAAACATTTGACGATCAAGTGCTTTTTGATGTAAAAGCTCAATAAATGCTTCTTCTAACTCTACTCGGTCTAAAGTTTGGATTGCGATTGCAGC